CTCTTTTTACCTTGGTAGTTTGATGGATAGACGGCTATACCGTTGCTTACCCAAAAGACATCAGCAAACTGAGCTTCAATATTGTTAAGTATGTTTTCAAACGCCATCTACTTCTCCTTCGTTAAAACAGCTTCAGTAATAAAGCCGTTGTCTGAATAGTCTACGATGTTATAAATAACACCATCGACAGATAGAGAGTCGTAAACTTCAAGGTCTACTACACCCTTAATAAGAGCAGAAGTAGTAAAGCCTTGTCCTGAACTAGTCTTCTTTGATTCAATAAATAGTTCTATTGTTTCGTAAGAAATTACTGATTCAGTTGTTTGAGTAGCGAAGTTATAGTCGCCAACATTCTTAACTGTTAAAGTTCCAGTTTGTTTTAAGTCACCAATAGCATTAAAAGCTTTATCAACAGCGTTGTTGATTCTAGCCTTCATTGACATTAGTTAGCCCTCCACCAAGAAGCACCTTGTCCTGTAGAGCCTTTAACCACTAAAGGTTTAATAGCTTTAATTACAAGAGGGTTTTTCATAGGAGTGCGAGTAACATCTCCGTTAGTATCAGATATAGATATCGAACCAACAGAGATGCTTTCGAATGTTTGTGCTTGACCAGTCAACAAGTCTTCGTTGTTAACTAAGTGCAACGCTTGCTCGTATACTGCAGTTTTCACCATAGCTGGAATCTCTGCTTCACCGAAGGTGATAGAGAAACCCATACGAGGGTCGTGATACGTAGCGTTCTTTCGAGGCCACGCAAGAGCTTGGGAGGAACTAACAGCAGAACCAATCCAAGCTTGGTCGTCAACAATCTGTGTTGCTGTAACTAGAGCTTGTTCTTTGATGTCGTCTGTAGCGTCAAACCAGTTGGCGTTATCAATACGAGTCTCAAAGTATGTATCAGCGTCTGCTATTATAACGTAGCTGTTTGTATTGAGTACAAGTGCCATTAGTTCTCTCCTTGAGATTTAAAATTAAGCGTGGAAGATTGGCAAGATACCTAAGTTCAAGCTATCCATTTTACGTGTGTAAGAAGCCGCAGCACCTAATTCAGCGTTAGAAGCGAATGCACTAGTTGCACCAGCCCAGTCGTAACCCATTGGGTGGTTGATGTAACCCCAACGATACCAAACGTTAGTTGAACCACCGCCTAAGTAAGAAGCCGCTGCACGGTCTACTTCTACAGGAGTTGGCATGTTGATAGCAGTTGCCGCAACAGAACCTGGTTTGATGATGTATGAACACTTAGTTGATACAGCGTTTAAGTCGCCAGAAGCCGCACCTGAAATCATTTGGTTTGCACGAGTCATTACTAGACGGAATTTTCCACCGAATACTGTTGAGAACTCAAGGTTGCCGTCTTTGATACGGTCTTCGTCTACCAAGTTCGCCGCTCTCATTTCAGCCATAACTTCTGGTGAAGTAACCATGTACATGAAATCTGGTTCGTAGTCTTTGAACGCCGCTCCAACTGAACGGAATAAACGCTCACCACGAGCCGCACCCATTGCAGATGAGTCAAATAGTTTACGAGCATCTGAAGCGCCAGTTGCCGCCGCACCGTGTAAACCTAAAGCATTAACGTCCATGAAGAAACCAGTTGCCGCCGCATCAGCGTTAGTATCGAAATCGATGATTCCGCCGTTACCTGAACCGCCTAAGTCGCCTAAAGCAACTTCTGAAAGTGTTACACCTTTAAGAACTGACAACAATGCGTCATGCTCGTCTTGTGCACGTACTTCAGCAAAGTCACGAGCGATTTTCGCTAGACCGTCTTGCTTAGATACTACTTCTTGCATGTTAACTTGCTCTGCACCAAATGTACGAACAGTCTTAACGAAGTTAGCAACATCTGTTGAGATGCTTGTGTATGTTCCGTCTGTAGCTGATGCTAAAGAAGCAACGTTTACAGTTGAGTTTAATGGTTGGTACCATCTGAATTGACCTACGAAAGATTCGCCTGAAGCGTCAATTCTTTGGTCAGCGGCAACGATGCCTGTGCTGTTTAGTTTCTTAGCGTTTGTGTACGCTTCGTCACCGTATGCAGATATTGCTAAAGCAATGTTCTGAAAATCTGTGTTTGTAATAGCCATTTTATTTTTCCTTATGTGCTAATAATAGCGTTAGTTTATTAGATATTAAAGTTACCTAGTTTACCTTTTGAGGCAAGAGCTAGAATTTCTTGAGTTGACATCTCTGATATTGCTTTTGAGACATCAGTCGAAGGCGCTCCAGCTGGATTGCCTGTACCTGCGCCAGTGTTAGATTTAACACGGAACAAGAATGAGTTATCTTCGGACTTAGAATAAGCTTCTACGTAGTCACGAATATTTGAACCTGTTGAGTGCACCCATGCACCC